CATCCTCATCCTGTGAGATTGTGCCTAAATATAATTCTTTTGCTAACTTAACAAGTGATCCCATTGCAAGCACTGTATATTGAACAACAGTTGCATTTGATCCTGTTGCGCCAACGGCAACAGTTATATCTGTAATGTCGCCACCAAAGATATTTACATAAGCAGCTGATGTGTCCTTGACTTGCAGACTTAAACTGTCGTTAATATCAAATGGCAATGTTTGAGCATTTAGTGCCACAAATGTAATCTGCAAATAAGATGGATTTGGTTGCTGGTAAATATCTGTTCGACCAGCCTCATGCTGAATGTCGCTAATCGCTATGTCTGTGTAATCAACACCTGCAACTGTTAGTTTCCAATCGGGCGACCATGCAGTCATTGTTTCCTACTTTACAGCTGCGCGAGATAGATATGGATTTGATCTTGCTGCGCTGTCATTAACAACCTTAGCCACAGCTCTTGCAGCACCTTCCCCATCAATAGCATTAACTGTAATGTTTGTAACACCTTGACCTGTTGTATAACCGCCACTAGGTCTAGTTGGAACTGATGGTAATGATGATCTACTAGCGGATGGTGCTGGGTTCGATAATGCACCAACATTAACTCCGGGAATGATATTAACTACGCGGATCAGTTCATTAGCAAGTGATACAACCAAGCCAATTGCTTCTCTTAGGAATGTGATAAATCCTGAAATTATGCCTGTGATTGATGCAATAGTTTTGCCAAAACTTTCTGCACCTCGACCAGTTTCTGTTAGTGCTGCGCTTAATCCTGCATCACCTGTTAATCCTGCAATAAATCCGTTAAGTGTTGGAACACCAACATCATTTAAGAATGTAATAAACTTTTCAACTTGTGGCAATAATGCAACGCCTAGACTTTCCTTAGCCTCATCAAACCCAACTTTTAAGCGATCAATCTTGCCTTGAAAGGTTTCTGCGTTTGCAGCTGCTGCGCCACCATAAAGTTCAGATAGTTTTGCCTGAACTTCGGTGAAAGATAATGTTGAGAGTTCGGCTTTAGATAATCCAAGTCCTAATCTGCCAAGAGCTGTTGTGTTGCCATCCTGAGCACGACCCAACGCATTTGCAACTGTTTCTAATTCGATCCCTTTACCTTTTGAGATATCTAACGCAAGGCTTAATAATCTTTGTGCTTCACCGGTATCTTTTGTCGAAACCGCCAACCTCTGCATGGCTGGTCTAAGGCTGTCATCCGCGACACCAGTCGCTAAAGATGTTTGCAGGATAAAATCCTCAGTTGCCTTTATTTGGTCATTGGTGGCACCTGTAGCAGTTCGTAATGCATTGGCTAATCTAAGTTGTGCAGCCTCATCCTCTATTGCAGCCTTGACCCCATCAACGGCTAATTTAGTGCCATAAGCAACGGCAGCAGCAGCAGCTACGGCAAATGCAGCAGCGGCCTTCTTTCCAAATGCTGAAATCTTTTCGCTGTTAGTTTCAACGGCATTATCAGCTTGATTTAATTTATTCTTAAGATCATCAATATCCGCAAGGATCTTAAGCGATAAGGTTCTGGTATCTCTTGCCACTTATGCCCACTTATCCAAAATGCGGTTATATGCCGCTTCCCATTTGTTAATCAATTCAGGCTGAATTCTGCGAAGCGTTGGGTAGATAAACCAACCACGCGAACCTCTGCCTTGCCTTCCGCTATATGTAGGAAACTGTTTGAACTTATTAGATCCAAACTCAACACCACCCCATAAGGTTTGCGTGTTAGCCCCACCTGAAAATTTCTGTCGTGCGAAACCATATTTGAACTCACCGATTTTACTTGACTTTGAGATGCTAACGCCGTCTGCAACTCTCTGCGCAACCTTGCCTGATTTTGTTCGACCTCTAGCTGCTGTTTTAATTTCCTCAGCTGCGTAAGTCGCCAAAGCATTAGATTGAATTCTTGCTTCCTCTGTGGCTTGCGCATCCATAACTTTAAAAGCCTTGAGAATATCGCGTATGTCATTGCGACTGTAAGCAATGGTTTCACTTGCCATACCTCGCCTCCAATACTTCAATAGCTGTTAAAATGTCGTCTGCATCAACCCATTCACTTATTGGTATGTTGGTGGCAATTGCCAACTCAACCAATAATCTGCTTAGGCTTCCTGCTGGATGACTTTTGGGTCTGCATCACCGACTATTACATCGGCAATAGTTTCCATCCAAGCCTCAAATGGTTTAACTGGTTTTCCAGCAGCTTCGCGCTTATGTGCGTTGTATGCTAAAAACATCAGATCCCACATGCCAAGTTTTTCTTTCGCTTGGCTTATGGTATGACCAGTTGATTTTTCCCATTTGGCCCACTCAGGCGGTTGGGCAATATATGTTGCTTGCTCGCCTGAGTTATATTCAATTGTAATTGGTAACTTCATTTTTTTGCTCCCGTTTCTATTTTTTAGGTAAATGTTTCGGTTACTGCTCCACCTGTAACTAGGAATTCGTAAGTAACTGTTTGTGCATCCATTCCTGATCCACCAACTGTTGGGTAACTTGGCTTAATTGGGAATGAAAATGATGCGCCTGTTGCACTTACTAATGTGATTGTAATGTCTGTATCTGGTGCAGTATCGCAAGCAGTCCAAAGTGCCTCACATACTGAACTTGTCTTGCCCCAATCGGCTAACATTTCAAGTGCGAATGTAGCTGATACATTTGTGGTTTTGTAAGCCTCGCCATCAAGTGTTTGATAGGTCTGTCGCTCTAAAACCTTTGTTAAAACTGCGCTGGTTGCTTGTGCTTCGATGTCTGTTCCACCTGTGAAAGACAACGAAATATCGCGACCGGTTATTACTGTGGTTGCCATGATTTCTCCTTATGCGGTTTGTGTGTAGTAGGTAGAAACTCGAACATCTGCAATTAGCAGCGTGCTTGCTCCAACTTGTGTAACAGTAGGTCTTTCTACTGAACTGACAACATATCCGGTTGGGATAACTGCCAGAACGCTCATTATTAGTTGCTCAATGTTGTCCAGCGATGCAGGATTACTGTTATAGGCAACGGCAACTGAGATTGTGTAATTAAGTTTTGCGTGAATAGTAGATTTGTTAATTGTTTCTAATTCAATGTATGGACTATCTGGCACAACTACAACAGCTGGTGGTATTACTGTTTCAGGCACAAATGAATAAACATTTCCTGCAACACCGGCAAGAGCTGTGGCTAATGGGGTGCGAATTTGTGAAAGAATTGTTGAAGCTGGCATTTATTGACACATACCTTCGGGATCAATGTATGAACCTAACAAACCCACGCATGTATTGTAAAGACTGCGACCCATTTTAAATGGCGTGCTAGTAAAATCAACACCTTCTATTTGACCGCCACTTGATAATCTTGCCTGAAAGACATTTACCGATACTGTGTAGATTGCGCTTTCGACTGCTGCGTTTCCAACATAAGTCGTTGCATTTGATAAGGTAGCAGTTCCGGATGGGATGACATTAGCTTCCAATACATTTGCATTTGTGATCGCTGCTGTAAAGGTAGTATCTGTAAGATCGCCAGCCAATACTGTGCGAGTTCCGTTGTATGGGCTAAGGCATCCGGCAATAACGACTGATTGGTTTTCTGTAAATTCATGTGTTCCTAATGTTGTAAATGTTGCAACATTATCTGTCAATGATGTTTTTTGCACAAAACTCTTATATTGTGCAAGCATTGGCAAGACAACTGTTTCAGCTGTATTTATTATTTGATTTAAATAAGTGTCGTCATACAAGGCAGATGACACACCAAGCACACTTCGCAACTGTGCAGCGGTAATTATGGTTGGCATGTCATCTCCTTTAAGTCTCCCTAGAGCAACTGCCTGTGATCGGGAGCAACCACAGGCATGACCATTATTAGGTTAGGTTGTAGCGTCTAACTCCACCGGCAACCAAAACACCAGTTGCTAGGTATCCGTAAAGCATGATTTCAATCTCACCACTTGTAACAACATTAGTTGCTAGTTGTAGTGTTGGGCTTTCGTAAATTGCAACAGATGATGGAACGACAATAAATGCGCTCTCATCAATTGTTGTAGATACAGCCTTGTTTGAAACATAAAGATCCAAGCCCATAACATTTCCGCGTAGGCTCTGTGTTGAAACTGAACCGGCAGCATTAAATGGCTGACTTGCAGAAAATACTGGTCGCTTTGAACTGTCCTGAGCTCCGATCAGTAATCCCCATTGACTTGTTCCAGCAATGTAGCGTGTTGCTAACTCACCAGTTGCAAGATATGCAGCAGGTGTTTCTGTCTTTACGAATGCAACAATTCCATCAAGATCAGCTGATGTTGCTGTTGATTGTGTGCCACCTGATGTAAGTGCTGCAATTACGGCTGCCTCAGTAGCTTGTGCGTAAGATCTACGAAGGTTTTCAAGCATCGCATCATAAAAAGATGGATCTGCTCTATCTGCAATCTCAACGCTGTAGCGTTGTAATCCTGCATACTTGGTTACAGTCAAATCAACATAACTTGAAACAATTCCTGTTTCAGATGGTGCTGATCCTTCTCCGGTGCTTGCGACACTAGAACTTGTGGTAATTTTTGGAACAGAAACCTGCATTCCGGAATTTGGCAATCTCTTTGTTCCAATTGCATCAATTGCACCGCGTGCGCCAATTTGTGTATCAATAACTGTTGAAACATATTGAATTGGTTTGAATGCACTATTTGTTGAGAAGCTATCATC